CACCCGATTCCAGGGCCCTGTATGCCCTCTCGTCGTTGTCTTCCTTCAGGCTGAAGGTCAGGTGATAGTCGTCGGGAACATTGCGCCGTAGCTCAACAGGCCACGCCGTGTAGTCCATGAACTGCACGCGCCCCGCGTACTCTTCGAACATGGTGCGGCTACCACGCGACAGGTCACGCTTGCGTTCCCATGGCACGTCGCTTGTAATGTTGGGTCGGAACGTAGGCTTGAGCCCTACCCGTTCCGCCTTCCTCAGAAAAGACTCCATCTCCCTGTGGAACATTTCCCAGAATCTTCCGGGTTGTTCCATGAACACCTTGGTCCGTGCTATCCTCGCACGTTGACACGTGTTCAAGTTGTTTTCATCTAGTCCAATGCCACCTTGACCTGCAAAGGTCAGGCATGCCTTGGCACACCCGTCACTTGCGAACGGGCACATCTGATGACCGCTTGCCTTGAATGGTGCAAGGTGTAGACCCGCTGAGACGTAGCCCTTTTTCTCTGCCTTGCTCAGCTTAGCTTGTCCGCCCTTGTGCCCGACTGTTATCAGTCGACCGAATCCGACGCCGCCGTATAACTCTTTGATTGTACCCATGGTGCTTTCCTCCGTTGGGCTGTGATTCGTTTACCTTATCGTGCTTCCTCCTTGGTGTCAATGGTTGTTAGTATATTCCCCTCCGCCTCTAAGCTCTGCACCAGAAGGTCGGTCACGCCCAGGCGCTCAGCTTCCACAACAATCAGCCTGTGCTCGGCGGCAAACGTTTTAAGCTTTATCTCGCCGCTTGTGTATTTTGCGCGCGCAAGCCGGAGTTCCCTGAGAAGCCTGTCTGTAACGCGCGCAAGCCGGAGTTCCCTGAGAAGCCTGTCTGTAATTTCGTGGTTGGTTTTCATGATGCCTCCTTGACGATTTCATATTCGCCACGCTCCAACAAAAACCCATCCACAAAAATCAATCCGTGCTTTTCCCAATCGGGCTGGTTTGTTGCGTGGATGGCGCTGTAAACCCTGCTACTGTCCAGGGTCATGTTGGAAGGGCATAGCTTATAGTCCACAATTGGCCTGACTGTTAGTTTCATGATGCCTCCCCTATGCTAGGTAGATTAGAAGTTCTTCAGCCCCGTATACCGCACGCTTTCCGCACGATTCACAGGTGTATTTCCTTGCGTCAGGTTCGCATCCACCTTGGCATTCGCCGCATTCAATACAGAATCCGTCGTTGCCTAGTCCGTACATGCTTTCCTGCGCCGCCTCGATGACGCTGTCAACGTCGACCTTTGATAGGTTCATGGTGCTTTCCTTAGGTTGAGAGTAGATAGATTGTAATGCCCGCGAACACGAGCCATACCAGTGAATCGATTATGTCTTCTTTGTACATGGTTGCTTTCCTTCATGGTGGTTCAAAGTGTAATCCAAACAAAGTGCTCAAGGCAGGCCCGCAAGCGGGCCCACCTTGAACCATATTTGTTCACGGTTGGTTGTGGCGGATAACGTCGCGAGATGGGACCGTGTGCCCTCGACTCTCTGAATGGGACTGCCCTTTAATTGACCGTGTACCATGGCCTTACATTGCTAGTGTATTGCCTGCCTGGTCAATCTATCGACAGCCCGTCGTCTATCCCTCGCCACCGTTCGTCCTTTAATCCCTGCCCATTGCCTGGGTTGCGTTGGAGCGCTCACCAGAGCTAGAGCAGAGACCCGTTACGATAGCTTGCAGGAATCTCATACGACGTGTTTTTTTCGGTGTTGTCTCACCTAATATTAACGACTGGCCCAGACTCAGTTGTCCAGTCGAATCCTCTCATGTTGAGAGTATTGTTTTAGCCTTGCACGCTGGTACACTTATACACACAAGTGTGCTTTCGCTTCCCCGATTCGATACAGATAATTCTGTGCAGTACCATCATTTAGCAGGACGTATCACGGCGGTGATTGGCCGTGGTTCCCTGGTATGGTGTCATCTACTCCAGTAGATTGACCATACGTGTGATGGTATGGACATGTTGGGTTTTGTCCTAAGGCTTTCCCGGTGATATAAAGAACAAAGACACTGTTTGAATCGAGACGGGCGAGAAGTCTTACGCTGTGCGGCTTCTCCGTTTCTTGATTCCTGTCTACTCTTATACAGGAGACTGACTGACATGTCAAACGCTACTACCATGATTCGTACATGAGACAGCGCAGTGCAACGAATAGAATCCTGTGGTGTACGCGTAAACGTTCATGGTGTGGTGTGTTCTGTGGTGTGTTCTATGAAGCTTAGCAAAAAAAAAGGCCCGCCGAAGCGGGCCCTTGTGGGTGTGGTGGGGTCAGTCGCCCGCGCATGGTCGGCCTGGGTTTGGACAGCCAGCAGATGCAAGGTGGAAGTCCCTGCCAAGCTCGGATGGACTCTCGAGTTCAAGACGTACCATCATGGCAAGCACTGAGAAATTGCGTTCTATCTCCGCCGCACCACTTGTGTCGTTGTCGCATGGTGCGTCTGTCACACTGTTAGCTATGCGTAAGGCTGTGATGATTGTGCACATATCGATTGTGTTCAGTGTCATGACTTCACCCCATCGGGCGCGAACACAGGGTTTGACCATGCGGCGCGCTCTGCCCTCAGTTCTTCGTTCTCCTCTTCCAAGTAGGCGACCAGTGCTTGGCACTCTCGCGCCAACAGGATTGCGTCATACCATGTGTCTCGCGCTCGCACGCGCCGTCCTTGGAAAGGTTTGCCCTTCCACGAGGCCACACGCGTGGTCAGTTGACTAGCTAGTGTTTTGATTCCGTCAAGGTAGAAATAGAAGGTTGATTGATTCATGATGCTTTCTCCTACAAGGTGAATGATAGGTAGACAATTCCGAGCGTCAACAAGGTCGTGATTCCGAAGACAGCGTCAATTATTTGGGCGCTGTTCATGATGCTTCCTCAGTTGAGATGTTATGCAGTTCGATTTGTAGCAGTACCGAATCACGGTCCTCTTGCGTCATGGTTTCCCATTCCGCGTCAGTGATGGCCTGGCAATCTTCGCAGTATCCACAGTCGCACATTTGCTTTCCTCATTAAGTGATATGCAAGTCCATGCACGTATAAGATAGACCGTCAACAGGAAAAGAACATACACCACAGCAGTACAGCGAATAGAGTACGCAATATGCACGCAAGTGCACAGCGTAGAAGGGTGAAATTTACCCGAAATCTGGGGAGAATCTGAGGGTGAAAAAGCAAGTATGTAGCGCGCATGTAGCGCGTATGCGAGCGCGCGCGAGGGGGCGGGAGGGCTCTAGAGGCCCAATCCTCCGGCGGCCTCCCTAGAGATGTAATGAAAGAGTGGGCCCATGCCTTCTAAAAGTATGTGATTCCTTCTAAAAGTATCTGATTTTCTCTAGGAGTATCAGCTTCTTTCTAAAGTGGTCCCCGCCTTCCGAGGGAATCTGTTTTTTTCATGAAGGCTCGTTTATTTTTATGAAATAGCTTTTTTTCTTGAGCAGATTGCCCATTGAGCCCAGCCCTCTAGAGATATATAGTATCTCTATATAGAGATAGAGCCCTATATATAGAGATAGAGCTATAGGGGTGGTTAATTTAGAGGGAGGTACAAGGAGGGGGACCTTTATCAGGAGGGGGTTGACATAAGGGCGGGGTGTGGTCTAGGGTATAGAGGCTTTCCCCGTTAAGGTGATGGATGAGGGGGAGGGTTCCTAATGACCCTCTCTCTCTTTCACTTTTTGGAGGTCCTGTGAAGATTAGTGTTGCTAGATACAAGGAGCTGAACTCTGAGGGGCTCCTGGGCTACGCAGACTTGATGCTTGATGCTGTTGGTGTGGTGATTAGAGGTTGCCAGTACCGCAATGGGTCCAAAGGGACCTGGATTGCAGTGCCCTCTCAGAAGTATGAGGCACAAGGGAAGACTAAGTACGCCGGTCATGTCGGGTTCCCCGATAATGAGGTCTACATCGACTTCCAGGTCTCGGCAAAAGAGGCCATTGAGGAGCACCTGGGCGCTGGCCTGGATGCGCCCTCTCAAGACAACGTGCCCTTCTAATACGCACGTAGTTGACATATTGGTTTATCTGTGCTAGAACTGCCTAGCACTTAACGCGGTAAAGCAATGTTACATACGTGGAGCGATTATCGGGACCAGGGCACTCTTGCGCCTGATTCCATTCAGATGCCGGAGGAGCTTCTTCGTCTCAAAGCGAAGAGAGTCGGGACCCGGTACCTGGTTTTGTTGTGGGCCCATCTCTACTCTGCGGCAGATGAGGAGGGTAAGGTCTTCATCACCATCCAGGACGTTGCGGACATCGTTGGGTGTAAGCGCCGCTGTGCCTCTTATGGCCTAGAGACCCTGAGAGACAACGGCTTCATCTCAACCAAACGTGGGTACCGCGGGCTTATCGTCACGCTCAGCGCACCAAAACACTAGGAGTCACCATGAGCCAGTTCTCTGGGACTCCCTTCGTCGTGGTCCCCCTGTACCTTATCCAGCCGCATGACTCGAAGCCATTGCCGGCCAACACACTCATTACCTGGTGCTGGCTGCAACACCACATCAACAAGAACTCGGCAGCCTGCTTCCCCAGCATCAACACCCTGGCCGAAGAATCCGGCATCTCAAGGCGGGGCGTTCAAAGAGCGCTCTCACACCTGGAGGGCATAGGCGCTATCAACATCGAACAAAGACAAAACAGGTCGTCTCTGTACTACCTAAACTACGGGAAATGTGTCACTGGTGACGCCCCTACCGCGACACCCGTGACGCCCCCTAAAAAAGCAAAAGCTAAGAAAAGCGGGGGGTTGCCTTCCAAGGGGGGTGACACCCATGACGCCCCTGACGCGACACTGGTGACACGGGTGACACCGGTGACGCCCGGGGGTGACACCCATGACGCCCCCTTATATAATGAATTAGAACAAGAAGAAGTTAACAAGAATAAAGAACCCCTTATAATTCCCCTGAGTGTTTCTCGGATAGTGGAGTTGTACAACGAGGTCTTTGTTCCACATAAGCAGAGTGTTCGTGGGGCGAGGGGTCTTACGAAGAACTCGAAGACGTATCTGTTATTTCGGAAGCGAGCTAAGGAGCGTCCTACGGAGAGGGAGTGGCGTGAGATATTTGAGGCGGCGGCGTTGATACCGGGGTGTGTGGGGAAGACGAAGCGGTTCCCGAAGGGTTTTACTTTGAAGAACTTCAGCCATGCCAGCAATCTGGATGCGATCTTAAACGGTGACTTCGATGGCTGGGAGGACAACGACGACCTTCAGTCAGGGCCACGGTCGTTCAGAGAACGAGACAAAATCACCGACGCCGTTGAAGATATGAAAATCAGAATCCGCTCTTGGCTCCGAGATAGACTTGACGCAGGACAAACAGACTTCCGGGGGTTCTGGGAGGCGATGCGAAAGAAGATTGTTCTCGGCCTCCAAGCCAGAGATATCCCAAGCGAAGAAAAACGAGTTATCGAAATCACCAAGGCCATGTGGCAGGAGATGTTGACCGAGCACAGAACAGACATTCACACCCACCACTAGGAGAAAGCAAATGATGAATAAAGAGCTGGCTATCCACCACCTACTCAAGATGTACAACCGCAAACCAGACGACCGCTCCGTGATGAACTACATGGAAGTCTGCCGAGACCACAGCAACGAAGACGTAATCTCAGCCGTGAAAATGCTAGTGAACATGAGCGAAGTGCTGCCCTACCCCAGAACGCTTCTCGACGTGCTCACCAGACAGTTCGACAACCGGTCAAAGGAAGAGGAGTGCAGCGAGTGCCGCGGCAAAGGGTACGCCGTCGATGACCGCAAGGTAGATGGCAACGGCCTCGAGAACTTCAGCCACGGCGCTGTCTCCAGGTGCTACTGCCGGGCAAACGCGGGTGGCGAGATGCCAGACTTCTACCCCAAAGGACAGGCCAGGAGGGAGACGTTCGCTGCCATCTTCGCAGGCGAAATCGCCAAAAGGTCGGTAGACAACGAGGTCATCTCCTCCCCAGCACAGTGGGGGAAGTACATGTGGAACAAAGAAAACTTTGACGCATTTTGTGTCCTGGCCGAAGATATGACAATGCTTGAACTCGTCGTCGTCATCGATGTCCTCAAGGGCTTCAACGCCACCGACTGTCAGGCTATGCCACTCGAGGTGGCCAAAGAGGCGAAAGAGAAGGTGAAGCGAATGCCAAAAAAGAGCGTGTTCAATGTCGTCACCAGATAGACCAGGCACAGACGAACTCATGAGAAGAGTCGACAGGCTCATGGAGATTAACCAAGACCTCGCAAGCGAGATAGGCCGACTGAACGGTGTCATCAGGGCGCTCACCGGGCCTATCGGCCTTCAGCGGGAATCACACGTTATGCTCTGGAGGCAGGGCAGGACCAGAAACCTCGAGCGCATTCTCACTGTCGTCGCGGACGGCGACCAATGAACGGCCAAACAGATATTCAGTTCACCATACCCATCGCGCCAAAAGGTAAGTCTCGGCACAGGACGGCTCACGGCAGGGCTTACTCACCCAAAGACCAGGTCCGGTGGGAACAGCAGTTCGCCCTCTTCGCTGCTCAGTACAGACCAGAGACCCCGTTCGAGGGACCCATCTCTCTTACGGTTATTGCTACCTTCCCACGGCCAAAGCGGTTGCGAAGGAAGAAGGACGAGACCGAGAGGCCTGGCAGGATATTCCATTTCCAGAAGCCTGACGCAGACAATGTACTAAAGAGCGTGTGTGACGCGCTAAACGATACCGGATGGTGGAGAGATGATGCTCAGATTGCTTTTACGAATGTTACGAAATACTTCGAAGAGATTGATGGGAAAGGCCCGCGCATCAGTTGCCGGGTGTCTCAGCTTGAGAACCCATAACAGGCTCCTGAGTTCGTGCGCGCTCGGCGCATGCGTAAGCCTTATTGGTTGGCAGGGCATCAGCAAGGACCGCTTCAAGTACAGCAGGCGTGTCTCCTGGTGCATGGAGGTCCAGCGCCGTGCCGAGGTGAAGGGGATGGACCCTCTTCTTGTTGCCGGGCTTGCATTCCACGAGAGTGGTTTCCGAGATGTTACATCGAGAAAGGGGGCACAAGGCGTCATGCAGGTAATGCCAGGCATCCACTGCAAGGACGGTGAACCATGCGACCTCATTGACGCCGGCCTCGAATATCTTCAGTATTGGCTCTCAAGAACAAAGCCTCCCGTAAGGGCGATATGCCACTATAACTCCGGGAACCGCTGCAAGCCCGCCGGGGCCAGGTGGGCTGTTCAGGTCATGAAGACCGTAGATAAACTACACAACATTTGCGAGGAGGCCAACATGCCAAAGGTTGGAAAAAAGAAGTTCCCATACACAACGAAGGGCAAGGCTGACGCCAAGACGTACGCCAAGAAAACTAAGAAGAAGGGCGCCAAGAAGAGATGAACAAGGACCCGAATGAAGAGCTGCTTGCGCTGTACCGCGAGGCCGTCGCCGCCACAAAGAAGGGTGACCTCGAGTCTGCCGCGGATGCCGTGCTCCAGGCCAGCGCCTACCAAGGCATAGTCAACGGAAACATGAAGGCGTTGGAGCTTTATCTTGTCGGTAGCGGTGTCATCCAAGGCGTCCAAGACAGAAGCCGGGTCGCCTCCAGGATTACCAACAGCGCGGTGAAGCTCATCGCAGAGCAGGAAGAGGCGAAGGAGGCGAAGGAGTCGGAGATAGACTACGCCGCAAGGCTGGCAGAGGTTGAGGATGAGTGACGCCAGGGCGGAATATCTCCGGAGGTGCGAAGATGACCTGAGCTTCTTCTGTAAGAACGAGGTCTGGATTCGCCCCAAGCACAAGGTCAAGGGCGGGCTCATACAACTAGATATGAACCCTGGCCAGCTAGCCCTACATGACACCATCGAGTCGCTGGATGGGCAAGAGCGCGCCATATGGCTTCTCGTCCTCAAGCACAGGCAGTGGGGCTCGTCTACCTTTTTCCAGGCGATGACAATGCACCGCTGTCGCTTTGTTCCCTACACAGAAGCTCTTGTCATCGCTGACCGCGAACGCACAACCAGGAAGCTGATGGGGATGAACCGGCGCATGTGGGAGAAGTTTTCTCCCGCAATCAAAGACGACTGGAGCAGGACCGTCGAGCGCACAGACTCCCAGTACGAATGGGAGAACGGCTCAGTCCTATCCATCGACACAGCCGGCCAGAGCCAGGCCGCCCGCGGAACAACCGCTGACCTCATTCACTGCTCTGAGGTTGCGTTCTGGAGTAACGGAGACCGCATCATCCCAGCCATGACCTCCTCGTTGGCCGACGTGTCAGGCTCCATCTGCGTGATGGAGAGCACCTCCGCAGGCCCACACGGCATCTTCTGGGAGTTGTGGGAGCAGGCAGAGGACCCGTGGTCGCAGTGGACCAGGGTCTTTGTCCCATGGACCTCACACCCAGAGTACGATGACACCGAGAAGCTGGACCCCGACCTCAAGGACATCGGTGACCGGGCAGCAGCAGGGGACAAGAGCGCCCTCGATGACCTGAAGCACCTCAACCAACAAGAGCACGACTGGCTCATTAACGGTGAACTCAACCTGGGCCAGGTCTACTGGCGGCGAAGAACCCTGGCCACAAGGCTCATGGGCAAAGAGGAAGAGTTCTGCCGGGAGTATCCGTCCACAGCAGAGGAGGCGTTTCGCTCTGCGAGCTACAATTTCCTGAACGCCAACGGCCAGGAGCGACAAAAGGCTGCTGCTGTAGAGGTGTTTACGTGCTACGATATCCTGCTTGACGACGCCTCGCTTGGGGATGAGGGGGTGCGGAGAGAGAAGGACCCGCTGCTTGTGGCGCTAGATAGTGATCCTGAGATGCGGGTAAAACCCGTGGAGTCTGCGGATGGCTGGATTCAAGTTATCGACCCTCCTGATGGCGATAAGCGATATATTATCGGCTTCGACCCAAGCGAGGGGACAGGCGGGGACAACGCTGCATTCGTGGTTCGATGCGATGGCAAGGTTGTTGCTGTTGGTTGTCGTAACGACATTGGAACAGACCTTCAAGCACTGTATCTTGATGCCATTGGACGCTGGTACAACAACGCTACACTCAATGTTGAACGCGCTGGCGGTGGGCTCGGTGTAATCAATACGCTCATCAGACTCGTCTACCCAAACCTCTACGGACAAGAGTCGTTCGATGAGTACGGACAGAAGCAGGGCCGAAAGATTGGGTTCACACCTACTCAGGAAACCGTCTCTACGCTGCTGTCGATGATGCGGCACGACCTTAATTCCGGGACCACACTGGCAAGGCACCCACGGCTGCTCAAGGAAATAGGGTGGGTCAAGCGCATCGCTAAACGTAGCCGCGACGACACCGTCAGACACACCTGGAGATGCCCAGGGAAAGGCAGGGAGATGAAGGATGGGTCAAGAATAAGCGATGACATGTTCCGCGCCTGCGCCCTAACGACCATACCAGCCAGAGACTCAGAGTGGGTCCGCGAAATGGACGAGACAAGCTCTGTAAACACCGAGCCAGAGAGGGCCGCAATCACCGCGATTGGGTATCAGTTAAATAACCCACTCTACGAGGACGAAGAGAAAGTGCTTGTGTCAGAGGGCGGATATGACCTAATAGATATAGTGCCGGAAGGCTTGGACGAGACACCAGACATGCCGACACCGTAGGGGCCATGGACGCAATGATAATCATATGCTCGCTTCTCATCGTCGGACACGCAGTTACGATTGCCGCCGTCATGCTCAACATGACCAAAATAACAAAAGAGTTCCGGATGATAGTTTTGGAACGTGAAGAAACGCATAGAACGCTGTATGCTATAGGCCCAGATACCGAGTCCGACGCTAGCGATGAACACCACGTGATGGAGCATATGTGATGGCGGTAGGAGAACTGTTTTCTTATGAAGCGGAGCCAGAGGGCCCAGGCTGGCGCGATTACCTTGGTGGCATTGTCAAGATGGGCACTATGATCGCATCACCTGTCCTTGGCGGCGCCCCAGGGATAGCACTCGCCCTTGGTGGCGGGCTCGCGGGTGAGGCGGTGAGCGGCGGTGGCCTGGGTGATATCCTGCTGTCGGGCGCGGAAAGCGGCGGGCGCCAGGCCGCGCAGACCTGGCAGGCCGGAGAGCTTGCCTCACAAGCGGCTGCCCTGCGACTAAAGGAACAAGAGGAGTTCTCCAAGAGGCTTGGTGCGCTCCTTACCCCGCCGACCGAAGCAGTACCCAGCCGTGGCCTGGGGATTCCTGGGCGGGGACACCTCCGTGCGGGTCCCGGCGCGTTGGCGGAGGCCAAGTTCGACTTTGCGGATAAGGACCCAAGCTATGCTCGGGGCGAGTTTATTGGCCCGCCACGCACCGTTTTTAACGACCCACCGGGGACCTTTATGGACCCATTTGTTCCTCGGCTCGAAATGCCTGTGTCACTTCCAAACCTTGTGGCCCCCATGCCGCCAGGAGGGTCGCTTTATCAACAATATGGCCAGGACGCGTTTAATCAGGCAGGCGGGTGGGGCGGGCCACCCTCTGGTTACCCGACAGGGTTTTAGAAATGAAAGAAAACAAAGAGGCAGGCAGCGAAAGGAAACTACTGAAGCTCATTGAGGAGCGGCTGGAGTCCTGCCTGAAGGTCAAGAAAGACCGGATGGAAGAGGCGATGGTGGTTCTTCTCGCATACGGCGGTTTCTCGATTGATACCGCCAGGGACTTCGCGTCCAGAGCGCAGGGCTCAAGCCTGCCCCGCTGGTTTGAAGACAGGGTGGTCCTCAACATTCTCCAGCCGATTGCCAGAACCGCAGCGGCAATGGTGGTGTCGAACCACCCCACCTGGGTTGTAGACCCAATGGGTGACAGCACCCACCAACGCCAAGCTGCTCGCGGCGTCCAGAAGATGCTCGACTACTTCTACCGCTCCAACAACATGCCCGCCATCATGGACCAGGTTGTCCTCCGCAGCGTGCTGACCGGCTATGCCGGCGTCTATGTTGACTGGGACTCCCAGGTCGGCATTGGCGAGCACAAGGAAGCCAACGAAGGCCGAGAGGGATGGTTTGTAGTCGAACCAATCGACATCTTCTCTTGGCACCACGAGCCCGGAGTGGGCGGTGGGGAGAGAGCGTTCTGGGGCATCCGCGAATCAACCATGCACATTGAAGAGGCGCGGCTGTTCTTCAACAACAACAACATATCGAAGGTCGTCTCCTCAGAGAAAGACGACACGGTTAAACGGCAGCTTCAACTTATTGCCGACAATGAGGGTGTAAACCTGGACTTATCTGAGGATGCAGACCGGGTTCGGGTGCTCCACTATTGGCAGAAGCCAGGAGCGCAGTTCCCAGAGGGCCTTGAGGTGATCATCGCCGGGGACACAGTCGTTTCATTCAAGGACCGACTGATTGGCGGAGAGTTCCCCATCTACACCATGAAGTTCTCCCTGGAACCACACCGGGACTACGCATCCGGCATTGGTACAAGCCTCCTCCAACTACAGCGTGACCTTACCGTGACGTGGAATGGCTACCGTGTGCGCCGGGACCAAGAGGTTATGCCAGCGTGGTTTGCGCCAAAAGGCTCTTTGTCTCGCGGCATCAACACCAGGCCAAAGGCAATCAACGAGTTCAACCCCAGGATGGGCCCCCCACAGCAGATGTCGCTCAACCCCCTGTCCCTGGTGACGGGTGGGTTTGCTGAGCGCACTGTTCAGATGATGGAGTACGTCTCTGGCGTGAACGATGCCAGCCGGGGTGAGTCACCCACAAGTAACGCGACAGGACGCCTCACAGCGTTCCTTGCTGAGCTGGATAATCGCAGAATGGGCCCCACTGTCCGCGAGATGAGCACAATGCTCAAGCGTGTTGGCAGGCGGATGATTAAGCTCTGGCAAGAGTTTGGCAGTGAGAGCATCGCCGTTTCGATTCTTGGCCGCGGGCACAGCGCTGAAATCGCAGAGGTGCGCCGCGAAGACGTTGTCTACTCGAGCATTGATATTGATGTGGCGAGCCTGATGCCCAGGACGCAGCCGCTTAGGCAGGAGACAATCCTGAACCTTCTCCAGATGGGTGTCATCCCGCCAGAGAAGGCACTAGACGCGCTCGAGTTCGGTGGGTTTGAGGAGGCCGTTGGCTTCCGCAGCGTAGAGGCAATGAACGCAAGGCAGGAATCAGAAGAGCTTGCCGACCTCACGATAGACATAGACAGCATCGTCGCTCAGGAATATGAGGAGCACGAGACACATCTTAAGGAACATGTCAAATATCTCCTGATTGAAAAGCCAGGAGACGCGATACGTGGTCGCTTTATGACGCATATTGAGAAGCATAAAGCGTTCATGCAACAGGCGGCAGCCGCACAAGCAGCCGCAGAACAAGGAGCGCCTAGTCCGATGGGTGGCCCTCCGGGATTACAGATAGCCGGGTCTCAGGCAGCGCCTGGGGGACTACCAATGGATATGATTGAATTCGCAGAGCCAGGGGTGGACAAGGGTGCAGAAGCAGCCCTTGCCGCCATGGCCGGACTAGAACAATAGGAGAGAGAGATGGCAGAGCAGCAGAGTTTACTTGGTGAAGAGCCAGACGTGAGTGGGATCGTGGAAGCAGCAGCAGCAGCGCCCGAGGCGGCGCCTGAGTTACCCCCGGAGGCCGCGATGATGGGAGAGCTTCCTCTTGGAGATGCCCCGGCAGCCGCGCCGGAAGGCGGGTTTGATCTCGACGCGCTTCTGGCCGAGATTGAGTCGGGCGAGCAGGTCCAGGCCCCAGAGGCAGCGCCACCAGGAATGAGCCCAGACGGGATGGCGGATATGATTCGTCAGGCCAGAGAGTCGGTCAAGCAGAGCGATGCAGCGGAGGACCAGGACCTTCTCACCAAGCGGTTCCAGGGAATAGAGTCTGAGCTTAATCGAATCAGGGCCGAGCGAGACCAGCTTGCCTCGCAGAAGACTCGAGACAACATTACCTCGACCATCGACCATGCGGTCGCTGATGAGATGACGAAGCTGGAGATTGACCCAGGGTCGGCAACAGGC